TTCTCGCTCTTGCTGGTGCCAAATGCGTAGTTGAATAACCTTGCTGTGTCAGCAATAGAGCATTCAGGGTATGTGACTTTCAAGAACTCAATCATAGGTTCGGTGTATATAAACCGGCTCATTTTGATTACTCCAGCATTTTAGGTAAACCTTCCTGCCTGATACCCATGTCACTGGCAGCAATCTGCGCATCGAGTGCGAGACGGGCGTTTCCAATTATCTGTGTTGCAACACCGCTAACGGCCTTGGAGCGGTTTATCTCAGCTTGCAGTTGATCGCCTTTCAGATCTTCATCATTCAGGCGCTCAAGCTGGGCGAATAGATGGTTATTGAGGTCTATCAGTTTGTTTTTCATGCTGCCTCCTCTGACTTAATGCAGCCTTCAACACCGAGCATCAGCGCATCCCGTTCTACATGGCTATAGCGTGGTTCGCATGGGCGACCATATGGGTGAAACACCAGGAACATGCTGCCCTTGTTGTTGCCATTGGCTGGCTCGTTAGTTACCGGGTTGATAAATGCCAGGCGTCCACCAATCACCAGATGCACCTCTTGGCAGTGCTGTATGGCTCGCTTATACCAGCCAACTGATTGATCCATCATCACCAGCATGACGCAGCCAAAGCCTTTGGCTTGCCACTTGATGGCAGTGTCAACAAACGGTCCAATGTTTGAGTACGGTGGATTTGTCCATGCGTAGCGGCCTTGAGCGCATCCAGCTGCGGCGAACCAATCAACCTCATGGGTGTTTTCTTGCTCAGTGATGAAATACGGCAGCAATGCGTTGTGCTCGCTTGCGGCAGTATCCAGCGCAAAGTTGTAGGTTTGGTGGTAGCAATCGAATACCGGCCTTGGTGTGCGGTAGCTGTCTTTGGTCATCATAATTATCCGGTTAGTTGTCAGTTAACTGGCTTGAACTTATTTAACTGGACTGGGGTTAATTTGTGGGACTGGAACGCGCAGAATCTTGCGCTCACTGAGGTGGCAGTAATCAATCTCTTTGATAGCTTCAACCGTTGCGGCTACTTCTTCGAGCTTGCTCATGTCGCGGGACAGGTTGCTTTTATCGAGTCCGAATCGTGCCGCTGCTCTCTCCTGTGGCAGCCCATTGACGTATATTTCACGCAGTGCGCCAATGACGGCCTCAGAGCGGATCTTGGTGCGTGAAAGCAACAGCTCAAAGCGCTTTTCCGATTCTCCGCCAGGCAGCAGATAGTTCATTTGGCGCGGTTTGGTCATGCTGTCTCCTTAGCCGATGCGTGTTCTAAGCGCTCTGCCTCGTAGGCTTCCCATGCTTTGATATCACCGCGTGCGATATGCCAGGTTATTTCACCGTTACCGTCTTGGTCTCTGGCACTCCCGCCATACTTTGCACCTGGGAATGTGAATTCCGCTACCATGGTTATCCGTGGCCAGCCGCCTTGAAAGTCAGTAAAGGTTAGGTCTGGCCTTTTGGTTTTTACTGACTCCTTGAATGCCTGGAAGGCTGATTCTCTATCGGCCTTCTCTTTGTCATGGCCATCCTTGCAGCTTTGGTTGCAATAAACTGCTTGCCCGACGACCACGACCCTATCTAGTGGTGTGTTTTCATCTTCGTCGCGCCCGTCGTCATCCATCACTTGGTGCCCGCAGTGGCTGCACTCGAACCACCATCCGGCCTCGAGTAGAGCCATTGGAGGCACTTTCCCCAGCTCTGCATATTGGTCGAATTGAGGGGCTCTGGTGCACTCTACATACTCAAAATCCAAGCCAAGTTCACAGGCGCCTTCTCGTCGAGCGGCTAGGCCGTGGTGATGAAATACGATGCAGCAGTGTCCTTCTGAGTCTTCCAGCACCTGCCAGGCTACGTTTTTCTTAGTCATACTTCCCCCTACAGTTCAAGCTGCTTATTGAGCTCGCGGTCTTCGAGAATATCTTCGATCCGCCGGCGAACCTGGCCGCGTTTCAGTTGAGCTTGCTTGACTTCAGCGGACTGTCGCATGTCGCCCAGAACGTGGCTGCTATTGAAGCCGCCAACCCGGCGACCAAAAGCTTCATCAAGTGGTGACATCGGATTACTCCTTGCACATCATCCTGTGCATGCGTCGAGCCACTTCAACAGCTGTGGCTCTGTCAGTGATTACCCGGCGCCCTGGTGCTATCCAGTCGCCGGTGCTAGTGGCGCATATAACAGCCTTGCCGAAATGGATACTTCCATCCGGCAGTGGCTGCGGCTTTGTCTTTTGATGTTGCATGGAAATCCTCAGTAAATCATCTTAAGGGCGCCAGTCTCTTCCCTGGCTGCCGCGGTGATTACCGCCTTTGCTGTCTGTTCATCGAGGCCAATTGCTTTGAGTTTGCTCAGCACATCGTTGTTAACAGCCTTGCGGTGAGCTACGTTTTCAGCCTTGATCCGCGCTTCTTCAGCGGTTCTGCGCTGCTCGTCTACAATTCGTTGCCGCTCAGCTGCGGCAGCGGCTTCTTCACGTTGACGAGCCTGCTCAGCGGCATAAGCCTCCCGCTGTTTGGCTTCTTCTGCTTCACGCTCTGCCTGCTCAATCCTGGCCTGTGCTTCTGCTTCAGCCTTTTGCTTCGCCTCTGCTGCGGCGCGTTCAGCAGCTTCTTTGATTTCGCGTTGGCGCTGTGCCTCTGCCTCAGTACGTGCGCGTTCTTCGTCTCGCTTGCGCTGTTCTTCCCGAAGGCGTTCAAGCTCAAGGCGCTCTGATTCGGCTTTTTCTTCTGCTATGCGGCGATTAACAGAATCAGCGTGGCAAGCAGTAAGAACTTCAATAGCCGTTGATTGCGCGGCAATCGCATCACCAAGCAGTCGGCCAAATCCTTCTTTGCTAATGTCCATGCACTCAACTTCTTCGATGCGTTCTGCAATCGCTTCTGGACTCATATCAACAGCCCATGCGCGTGAGTTGTTTAGCTCAAAAATTACCTGTTTCCGCTCCTCAAGGATTAGCTTCCTTTTTGTATCAACTTCCTGATAAGCGTCTTTGTGTGGTCCCTCAACCTCTTCGATAGCCTCTTTGATCTCCTTTGCTTGAGAATCAATCAGGCGTCCATAGTTTAGGTATGGTTCTTTCTTCTCCTTGCGAACAGCCTCAAGATTGGCCCTAATGCTTCGGCAAGTAAGTGCCGCATTCTTTGAAAATTCGTAACCGTCTTTAGTTGAGCAATCAGGTACTACTGTGCCAAACTCATCGCGTAGTTTTGCCAGTTCGGCCTTGATTTCGCTGTACTCTACAACGATGCCAGCGTCTAAGTTTTTTTTGATCTCTTCAACGATGTTAAGCATGACTTACCTCTTTGCAGTTAATTCTTCGCGGCGTGCGTTTGCGGCAGACTCCATTTTCTTGATGTATGGGTCTGGATTGATATTCAGAGCTCGGCATTCACGGTTAACCTCGCCCATATGCCCGGTAAATTGAGCTTTTATTGATTGAGGCAGTGTGTTGTATTTGTAAGCTTCACAATATCCACTAACCTTGTCTTTCAGCGCTTCAATACGACCAGCTTTTTCACTTTCAAACTTGATGGCATCTTCTTCTGCCTTCATAGCCAAATAGTGCTGATCATCAAGCAAGCCAAGATAAATCTCAGCACCAAAACCAAGCATTGAAAGCGACTTTTTGATGGCGTCTGCAAGTGACTTTTTGTAATACTCTTCATCGAACTTTGGGCCATACTTTGTGCGCATAACCTTTGGGGTGTGACCAGCCTGAACAGGCATTTCGTAGCGCTCACCATCTAGCACATACCAGCATCGGATTATCAGTGTATGCAGAACTGATCGTATTTCTCGTTGATCAATCTTCTGTCCGTCTTTACCTATAATTGTCTCAGCTTGAATAATGACGTCTCCATCATCATTTTTTTCTTCTACAACCTCATATCCCCAACCCTTACCTATGGGACCAAACTGCCTGGTTGCCATCAAAAGCGCGGCCTGTAGCGAATAGGTGGTTATTTCCTGTCCGTTAAGCTTTGCACGTTTTGTGTACTCTTGGGGAATAGATGAGTTTGCATCCCATATCGCCATGTTGCTCATTGATACAGCTCCTTTAATTACACTGTCTGAATACAGAATCAGGCTCTGGCAAAGGTTCCGGCGCAACTTCAGTGCACTTGATTGCGCGCTTGAAGTCGGTGCGGACGTAACCCTCAGACTCCAGGTTGGCTATGGCCATCAACTCGGCTTTTACTCGAGTATCAGCTTCAACTATGTAGCTGATAGAGACCAGACCACGAGCTTTTCTTGCCGCGGCCATGGGCTCAAATGTCAGTTTGAATTGCATGATGTGCGCTCCAGTTCTTTCAGTAGTGCGTCAGCAGCAGAGACAGCATCTGCGCATAATTCAGGTATTGAACAATCTGTATCCATGGTGCAAGTCAGTAAACCCTGCAAAGCCATAGCCGCAAAATGCTCGCGTTTGGTTAGGCCTTCGTATGTTTCAGTTCCTAACTCTGGCTTTGCAGGGTCAATCCAAAATTCACCATCTACTGGCATTGCTGGCATGTCTGAGTTTTTCATCAAAAACCTCCTT